TGCCGCCTGTGTGCGCCGTCGTGCCGGTGTATTTGTAGATCTCGTCACCGATGCGGACGGCGCTGAAAGACGGCTCAAACGACTGAATTGCGTACTCGGTTGGCCGGTCGGTGATAATGTCGAGCGTGGTGTAGCTCGTTGTCGCGTCGAGACTGGTTTCCAGTCGGCCAGTGCTGCGAATCGGGTACTCGGCCCTGTCGTTGTCGGCAAGTTTGAGCGGATCTTTTGCGGTCAAGACGACATTGCCACGGCCCCAGCCTTTCAGTTCCTCGGCGATGAAATCAGACCGTTTGCAGTTCGCCAGGCTGAACGGCTCATGCACATAGCCGCGATACCATTTGACCGAGCGGCCATTGTAAAACGGCCAGCGGGTTTTGAATCGCGGCCAGAACGTACCGCGCTCCATGGGGTTGTAGGTGCGGGTAGACAGGTACGGGTCGATGTCGATGTCATCGTGTGGTGCGTCCAGCAGCGTGAACTGCACAGACGTGCGCTTGCCGAGACCGTTCTCGGGGTCTGGCTCGCCGCTGTCGGACTGCACGGATTTCAGGAAAGGAATGTAACCGTCCGGGCATATGCTGGCCGGAGTGCAAAACGACAGGGTGAAATCTGCCGCCGTCCAGTTCGTCTTGTCCTTGCAGGTCGCCCAGGAGTTAAAACAGGTGGCAGTGGCCGTGCAGGGAGCCGTACCGTTTGTCAGGCTGCATTTCTCAACCGTGATCTGCATCACGTCGATTCGTTCGCGTGCCGGGTCAGCCTTCAGGGTGTCATAGGACATGCTTTGGCCCCTCCATCTTCAGAGAGATGCGCATGGCGTCTGTTTGCGAGTATGCTGCTGTTGGATCGCCTGTCACGGCCCCATAGACGACATGCTCCGGGAAATCCTTCAGGTTCCACGCGAGAAATGCGCCGACAGTCCGCATCAGTTGACGGAGTGCTGGCCAGTTCGCGCCAACCCAGTCCGGGTCGATCATGTCAAACTTGAGACTCTCCTCGATGCGCTGCGACTCGACCGACGTGCCGAGAATCTGGCCGGTGACGCTGACCGTGTTGCTCAGTTTCTCCGTCGGGTTGAACAGCGACGGTTCGTAGCCTACGCCGATGCCGACCGGGATTTGAGTGCGCGCCCCGGCTTTGAATACCGCAATGCTCGGCGTCGAACTGCAAACAATCCGCAATGCCGACGCGCTGACCGACTCAAAGACCCATGCCACGCAACCGGCCCCGGTGCGGCTCAATGCGGAGCCAATCGCCGCCCATGTGCTGCCGTTGTACCATTCGAGGGTGTACGTGCCAGCCGATGCCGTGACGTAGATGGCGGCATAGTCGATTGATTTCGCGCCTGAGAATGTCGCTGTAATCGTCGCGCCTGCGGTCGGAGTCCACCGGCTGTAGGTGGTCATGGTCTGCACGGCCGTGACTGTGGCGCTAGTGTTCGTAGCCGTCATCGTCGCCGACCTGACCTCGTCCGCAATCAGCAGATGAGGCAGGAACCGGTTTGCGTCCGTGATCGCTGTTGCAATGTGTGTACTGCTCATTGTCTTACAAACTCCACTCTGCCAAACCTCGCCCCATCAACCAATCGTTCGCCCATGGCTTCCATCAACTCCGCAACGTCCTCATCCCGCCACAATCCGCGAGACTGGATGCGGATGTCCATAACGCTGGCCCGGACGGGCTGTTGTTGCGCCGATGTGATGCCGGATGCGTCTGGGGTTGATGCTACGCCTCCGCCGCCTCCGCCGCCACCAGAACTGCCGCCGCCTTTGATGGCATTAACGAGGCCCATACCGGTCGCGATTGTGCTGGCCACAGCCGCCGCCTTCGCCCACCATGGCAGGGTCGGGTCACGCAGAGTTTGCGAGGCAGCTATGTAGGTGTTCAGGAACGCTTGCGTCGCACCAACCGTCTGAATCAACTTTGTCATCTTGTTGCTGTGCGCTCCGGTCGCAGCGTACAGGGATTCCATGTAGGTTTTTGCCGCGCCGAGCTTGTTCGTCAGCGTGGTTTTGTCCTTCTTGGCTGCGTCCTCGGCAATTCCGCGCAGCCTGTTTTCGTGATCCATGGCCATCTGTTCGCGGTATGCTTGCTGCCCCGCCTCGCTAATGTTCTGCATTTCAGCATAAATGGCGTAGTCGGCCAGCTTGCGCTGATATTCAATATTTTCCAGCTCAGCCTCTGATGCGAATTGCTCTTGCAGGCGCATCAGTTTCTGCGCGTTGGCAGCGTCTTCCATCTCCTGCATCATGACCTGACGGTTTGCCTCATCCTCCATCTGGATGCGCATATTGATGGCGTTGGTTTCGACCTCGCGTGGCGCTTTGTCTTTTTTGTTCTTGTCGTCAGCGGCGGCTGTGGTCTTGCCTTTTCCGCTGCCTTGTTTTGTGTCGAGTATGCCAGTCCCGTCCAGCAGCTTTTCCAGTTCAGCCCGACGCGCCAGGAACTCGCCTTGCGCCTTGATGTTGTCGTTTTCCGCGAGAATGGCGGCAGTCGATGCCTGATAGGCGTCCTCGTAGGCTTTATAGCGGGCATCACCACGCGCCAATGCCCCAGAGATACTGTCGCTGGTGAAGATGGCGGCAGCGGCCTCTTTCAGCGTCTGGAATCCGCTCACGCCCTTGGCAACAAAGTCCGTGATCTCGATTGTCAGCAGTTGGATGCCGGTGCGGATGTTGTTGGGCATGTCAACAAAAGTCTGCCAGCCTGCGCCCATGACAGCCTTGATAGCAGCGCCCACGCCGCCTATAGCTTCGCCCGCCCCGTCAGCCTCGTCAGATATACGGCTGAAAGTGTCGCCCCAATTGGACGCAAGGCGCGTGAACTCCGCAAACACCTCGTTATCCATGGCGTCCGAGATGCCCATCAGCGCCTCAGCCACGGCAGACGATGCGCCCACCGTGGCGTCCATCTTGCCGACAATCTCAATAAATGAGTTTTTGATGGTGGTCGTTGCGCCCGCAATCGTCGGAGCCATGCGCGCAAACTGCTCATCAACAGCCGCGCCTTGCTGGTTCAGGGCATCAATGACAGCGGCTGATGTTATCTTTCCCTGCTCTCCCAGTTTCCGCAGTTCGCCAACCGTGACACCCATACCCTCCGCAATCGCCATGGCCAGCGCCGGAGCCTGTTCCATGACGCTGTTGAGTTCTTCGCCACGCAGCGTACCAGACGCGAACGCCTGCCCGAGTTGCGTCAATGCGGCCTCGGCAGATTGTGCGGAGGTGCCGGAGATTACCATCAGCTTGTTGATGGTCTCGGTGGTGTCGCCCACTTCAGACAGCGACAGCCCGAGCGCCCCGGCGTTTTGAGCGAGGCGCTGGTAGACTTCGGCGGTTGCTTCAAGCGGGGAGCGGGTGCGCTGGGCAATCTCGAACAGGTCAGATTGCGCGGCGTATAGCTCGTCGCTGGATTTCGTGACGAGGGAGAGTCGGTTGGAAATTGTCGTGTAGGCTTCAGCCGCCTGCATCACCTCGCGGACACCGAAGGCAGCGCCAAGGGTGACGGCCAGCGACTTCATGGCCGACGCCGCCTTGCCGCCCGCTTGCGTCAGTCCGCCAAGCGAGCCGGATGCCTCGTCAATCTGACGGTAGTCGGCCCTGAGAATCAGCTCAGCCAGCGTTGTCATCGGTTATGGCCCTCTGTACAGCGGACTCTATCCGCATGATTGTTTCCGATTCCCAGCCGTGCAGCGGGATGCCGACCATTTGCGACCATGCCTGTAGCTCCTGCCATGTCAGCGCCTGCCCGCGCTTAATCTGGCAGTAATACGCCCACAGGTAGTGCAATTCCTCGGGCGCGTCCGGTGTCGTCAGCGCCTTCGGTTTGCGCCCGGTCTGACGCCATACGCTCGTCAGGTGGTCGCGGAGTCGTCCGGTTCCGCCTTTTGGAGGCTGTTCGAGTCTTGCTTCGGCTCGGCAGTGCTCAATGAGCCGGTCGAGCCGCTGCCGAAAAAAACAGAGGCGTCCGATGTGGTACGGTCGAGCCAATCAGCCAAGTAGGGCGCATTTGTCAGCAGGTTCATGACCCCTTCGCGGCTGAACTCATCCTCAAGCGACCAGCCGGAGACAGAGGATGCAAGCAAATCCATCATGGCAGCATCGCGGAGCTTCTTGCGCTCGGAATCAGGCGTGGCCGGGTCGATCATGGCAGCGGCAGTAAACACAGCAGCGCGTTTCTGCCGGAACGAGTCGGAATCGGTGTGATGGATATGCAGCCATTCCGCCGTCAGCCGACCGTCACGCCCGGGGATCATGACGCGGCGACCGGTGTTGGCCACCTCAAGCGTAAAGAAATCGGACGCCTTCATTAAGCACGCTCGATCTTCAGTTGGGTGGCATCGCTGCTGCTGTAGATGGCCTGGAATGGCATGGTGATACTCACTTCGCGCTCACCGCCAACTTCAGGCTTGCCGCCAGTGAACTTAACCTTGGGCAGGGTGAATGTGTACGTGGCTACGCCGTCAGTCAGGGTGAACACGATAGCTACTTCGGTTTCGTCCTCGAAAGCATCCAGCAGGGTGTCATCTTGATAAAACGCGGTCAGTTCACCAGTCACAATTGACCGGCCAGCAGCGCCACGGATGCGGGTGGTTTCGCCCACGACCGGCAGGTTTTCGATGCCGTTTTCCAGCGTCAGCTTGATGGATGTGATGCAGGACACAGCCGAGCCGCCAACAGTGATGCTACCCGAAAGCGAATCCATGACGTTTTCGTTAGGGTCTGCTGTGTAGGTGCTGCTGGCAATGGCAGTGCCTGCGCCGGTGTCGTCCATGCCGATCACGCCAAAGGTGCCGGTGACGATGCCGGATGCAGGGCATTCCAGGCTGAACGAGTTGAACTCACAGCCAACCGCGCGACGATAGCGGGTGATGTCGGCAAAGAAGCGCTCGATCGTGAACGACCGGCGAGTCGTGCCAGCCTTCAGAACGTCGGTCGACCACGTACCCATCATGACGGCCTGGAGCAGGTCATCCCATGATGCGTCTCGGAACTCAATGCCGATGTCGCCGGACACCTGACGGACGCCATGCCGGAAGTCGTTCAGTTGACGATCCGAGCGGATGGTTTCTGATTGGAATGTCTCTTTTTCCAGACCGATTGAATGGCTGGTCGGGTTGATGACCTGAAAGGCCGGGGTAGCCGGGGTGGTGCCGTAGGTGACTTCAGCGATGTACGCGAGTCGAGCCAGTGAACCGCCTGCAATTGCCATGATTATGATCTCCGCACATACGCGCTAAAGTTGATTGTGAGGACTGACCGGAGCCAGCCGTTTTCGGTTGATAGTGTTGTGGGGGTTGCGCCCCAGATTACGACCTGCTGACTGTCGTATGTCAGGCGGGTTCCGGATGTGTAGTCCGCACAGATTTCGTCGATCTTTTCCAGCGCCTCGCCATCGCCGCGCCCGGTGCGGCACATGATGTCGATCTGAAAAATGCCGGTGACTTCGTTCGTGCCGTCGCTGCCCATCGTCGCCGCATCGCTGCCAGCCCACAACACAAACAGCCGTGCATGGTCGTCGCCTGTTGCCGGATTGTAGTCCCGGTTTGGGTAGTAGGTGGTCAGGCCGTAGCTGCCGGCGACCCACGAGTCAAACAGGGCGGATTGAATGTCGGCGAACCTCATACCTGATTCTCCGCTGCCGATTGCTTGACGATGCGGAGGATGCGGGCGTGATTGATGCGCACCATTCCACGAGGGGCTTGATTGCTGCCGCCGAACTCAATCTTTTCCGCATAGTCGAGATTGTTGACGAGGTAATTAACGGAGCCAGCGCCTCCAATTTTACGGATGAACTTGGATATGGTTGCGCTGCCATTCTTGTCGATGTCGTCGGTTGTTCCAGATACTGGAGTTTCCTGCGATG